TAGCGTCATTGACGAAGCAGGAGTGCTCCTTGAGCTGCCTGTGTTCTACGACATGGAGGATGCAGACCAGTACAAGGCACGCAAGGGCTTCGCCTTCGACCTCGACGAAATGACCGCCATGTGCAGGGCATTTATCGACACTATCGGACTTGACTGTGGCGTCTATGCCTCCTGCCACTGGCTCGAAAACTACATTGACTGGCAGTCCCTCGGCTGTCCTATTTGGAACGCCCAGTGGTCGTCCCATGACGACATTGGGGGCTTCATGTGGCAGTACACCGACGGGGCGTTGATTGGAGGGAAAACCTTTGATGCCAACATCCTTTATGAAGCGGATTAAAGGCATGAGCAGAAAGAGCCGTCTTATGGCGGTTCTTTTTGTTTGTCTTGCCATCATCCTTTGTGTCTTGTTTCTTGGGAGATGCAAGCATGACAGCGAAAAGACACAAGAAGAACCTCTTGTTCTCACCCCTGAGGAAGCCGTGAACGAAAATGTCCTCGAAAACAAACTTGACATGAACAAAAGCAACGCGCGGGAAACTGCCGGCTACATTCGTGATGCACAGATAGGGCTGAGACGCCCTCATAGCCTCTACAATGAACGAAACGAGGGTGGGGGTAGTGTTACCTATACCGTGCAGGAAAAGCTCGCCAGAAACGATGCTGCGCTGCCTAAAGAGGCACTTGCCAAAACGGATGCCACCATCGTCGCCGCGCAGCCTGAGAACAAAGATGTCCCCGTCGGCATCTACAAGATCAACAACTACCGCAACTGGGAGCTAGGCGTCGGCATGGGCGTCCATGACGGCAAGACCTACATCCCCGTGAGTTTGCAGCGCAACTACAGTAAGAGCCACTCCGTCGCCGTCGAACTTCACTATGATCTCAAAGACAACAAAGTCAACGGCGGCGAAGTGCAGTGGAAAGTACATTTTTGATTTTAGGAAAGGAAACAAATGCAGGAATCACATGGTATGACGCTCGGCAGTCTCTTTGATGGTATCGGCGGGTGGCTTCTTGCAGCGCGTCATGCAGGGGTAACGCCTGTCTGGGCGAGCGAAATAGAACCCTTCCCGTGCTCAGTGACAGCGCGGCATTTTCCCACTGTGGAGCAGCTCGGGGACATCACGCAGATTGACCCCGACGAGATAGAACACGCAGACATCATCTGCGCGGGAAGCCCGTGTCAGGATTTAAGTATTGCAGGAAAAAGAAAGGGACTGGATGGAGAACGAAGCAGCTTATTCAAAACAGCAATCAGCATCTTTCACCAAATGCGGGAGCGGACAGGACGCCCCCGCTTTTTTGTTTGGGAAAACGTACCCGGCGCATTCAGCAGCAACAAGGGCTTGGACTTTCGAGCCGTGCTTGAGGAAATCGGACAGACCGAAATTCCAATGCCTCCAAATGGAAAATGGGCAAATGCAGGACTGGCAGAACTGCCTCAGTGTCAAATCGCATGGCGCGTCCTCGACGCTCAATATTGGGGAGTGCCCCAACGAAGAAAAAGGATCTTCCTTGTCGCAGATTTTACAGCCCATGACCGACGTGCCGGAGAAATACTATTTGAGCCCGAGGGCATGTCAGGGGATCCTGCGACGGGCGAAGGAGCGAGGGAAGGAGCTGCCCGAGGAACTGCGGATTGCGCTCGAACGTCAAGTGATGCTGTGATGCCATTTGACACGACACAAATCACATCCCCGCTGAATGGCAATCACCCACAATATGGTGCTCCGTGTCACCCATTGTGTGCTAGTGCTCATATACCTACTGTTGTTATAAAAGCGGCAGGATTCATCGAAAAAGCTGCACCATCCACATGTAACATCGGATACACGCGAGAGTGCGCCCCTACTTTGACCGCACGGATGGATGGAAACCCCTGCTCGGATCGCGGCCCGCAGATCGTCGCAACAAACGCGCTCACGCCGTGGGACGTACAGAGCAGACGCATCTACGATGAAAACGGCAAGATGGCGGCTCTCTACAGTGGAGAGGGGCAGGGAGCACATAACGGTGCAGTCTTTATCCGCGCCAAAGTCTATGACATGACACATGCGGATGAGGTCATGCGCCCCGTCAAAGATGGCATTGTCCCGACACTCAACGCGCGTATGGGAACAGGAGGCAATCAAGTACCCGTGGTACACGCCTACTGCATCGCCGGGAACACCATCGACCGCAAGATAGAGAATGGCGGCAACGGGAAGGGGGTACTTGCAGAAACCGCCTATACGCTCAATACGATTGACCGCCATGCAGTCGCAGAAATCCACGGCGCGAAGTCCTACAGTGAATACGAGCGTGGGAAAGTCGCAACTCTGCGTGCATCGGGAGGTGCTTACGGTGGTGGAAGCGAAAACCTTGCGCTATCATACTCAATCGTGCGCCGTCTCACACCGACAGAGTGCGAGCGACTGCAAGGACTGCCCGACGGATACACCGACGGCGGCAGTGACACGGCACGGTACAAGGCTCTGGGAAATGGCATGGCGCAGCCGTGCGCAGACTATGTAATGCGGAGGATTGTGGAGTGCGCAGAGGAGATGCAATAGTGGAGTACAAGATAGAGCGGCTAGGCGTCGCAGGAACGCTTGCTTGTCAATTCGAGCACAAGGGGCGTAGGTATTCCGCACAGGTGGACAAGATTCCGCTGGGCGGCGGAACGGGATGCACGATATGTCCCGAAAACGGATTTGATGAACTCTACACGAAGGGCGACGTTCCATTGACGGAGGAGGGGATCCTCTCGTGCATTGAGGAGTTCGTACGGATGCAGGAGGAGAAGAAATGACAAACGCAATCGCACCGATTTTCGACAACGAAAACGGGGAAGTAAGAATCAGCGGACGGCAGCTGCACATGTTCTTGGAGGTGCAGACGCCCTACGCGAAGTGGTTTGACCGTATGACGGAATACGGTTTCACGGAGGGCACGGATTTCAACTTGGACAAAAATGTCCAAGTTCAAAACGAGGGCGGGCGCGAGGTGAAGCGGGAACTCATCGACCATCTCATGACGCTCTCTATGGCAAAGGAGCTGGCTATGCTCCAACGCACCGAGAAGGGCAAGGAGGCGCGGCGGTACTTTATCCGTATCGAGGAGGAATGGAATACGCCCGAGCGGGTCATGGCGCGAGCCCTGCGATTCTCTGAGCAGATTCTAAGCGACACAAAAGCCTTGCTTGCGGATGCGCAGGAACAGATCGAGCGTGATCGCCCGAAGGTACTCTTTGCCGACTCTGTGAGTGCAAGTCATACGACAATCCTCATCGGCGAGTTGGCGAAGATCATCAAGCAGAACGGCGTAGACATGGGGCAAAACCGCCTTTTTCAGTGGATGCGCGAGAACGGCTATCTCGTAAGTCGGCAGGGCTCTGATTACAACATGCCAACACAGCGGGCTATGGAGCTGGGGCTGTTTACGATCAAGGAGACGACAATCACCCATGCAGACGGGCACACGTCGATCAACAAGACCACGAAGGTCACGGGCAAGGGGCAAGTGTATTTCGTCGAGAAGTTCGCACGAATGGGGGCGGTCGCATGAAGCGGTCATGTGGTGTATGCGGCAAGGAGTTTGACGGGTACAGGAACGAGAAGTATTGCCCGACCTGCAAGGCGGAAGGGGAAAAGCTGTGCTCTATGTGCGGGAAGGTAATCCAAGTAGCAAAGAGCCGATACTATTGCCCCGAGTGCGAGCGCGTACTGCGGAAAAAACAAAACGCGGCGGCGGCAAAGAAGGCAAGGGTAAAGGCAGAGGCGACGCGGACTGCCCCGCTTACGATTGACGAGAAAGCAAAGGCGGCAAAAGCAGCGGGCATGAGCTATGGCAAGTACACGGAAATGATGCGCGGCATGCTGCGGGTGTGATTGTAAGGTAGCCGTTGAGTTTTGCGAAGTACGGCGAGAAGATTAGCCAATGAAACGCCGCAAAGGTACGTCGCTCTAAGGGCGACGGCGTTGCGAGGTTGTTGTGAAGTTTTGTGAGGTAGGAGGATTGAGTACTATGGAACAGCAGAAATATCCACAAGATGAGGAGCAGAACGAGTACCGCTATATTTCGCCGTCGTGGGTTGACGCAATCGCCTGTGGACTGACAGCGGGCGCGAAGAAGCACCCGGGCGAAACATGGAAAACGATTCCGCCCGACGAACACCTTTCCCGTGCGATGCGTCACATCAATCTTTACCGTCTGGGAGACAGGAGCGAGCCGCATATCATCAACGCGAGTATGCGTCTGATGATGGCGTTTTATACGGTGAAGCACGATGAAGTCATGGACGCGCTCGGATTTTCGCGTAGGGAATAACAACTACAATCGCAAAAATGCGGTTGAAAACACTGAATAACATCCAAAAATCGGGATATGCGACACTTATCTACGTGGAAGAGGAGGCTCTTTCGAGATCGGCTGCGAGGAGCACTTTTGGAACGCGGTGTAGCACAGGCGGTATAAGAAAAAAAGAGCAGCAGATGACCGCTCTTTTGGTGCATAGACAGGAGGAAATAGAGTGAGAGAGTACGGCGACTATATCAGGGAGACAAAGCGGCTCTTGCAGAACTATGCAAAGATGAAGGTCGCCGTCACGAATCTCACAGAGGAGATCAATGCACAGGAGGTGATTTTGCGTGATGAATCCATATCCTCCATCCAGTACGGAGACGATCGCATCAGCGGCGGGACAAGGGAGCTGACTACAACGGAGGCGGCCGCTGTACGTCGCATTAAGCTTGAGGGGCATATCGCGGATATGCGGATCCGCAGAGATGAAATAGAGCGCACAATACGGGCGATCGATCGAGCCTTTGAGTCGCTGGATGATGCAGATGTGGAGCTTTTGCAAGGGCGGTATATGCGGGGGCAGTCGTGGATAGAGATCGCGGATGCTCTGAACTATACAGAGAAGTGGGCGCAGGAGAAAGGCGGAAAGGTGCTGCGGGATGTGGCGCTGATGTTGTTTGGGGTGACGGTAAGGCCGGCACAATTGAGACTTTGGAGATGATATTTTATGCAAAAAAAGCTTTTCTCTCAAAGACTGATAGAATATAATGTCCATATAAACAGTGAAAGAAGGATGGACATGAGTTTTAGATTTAATCTTAACGGTCAGCTACAGGCGTTTTCTTTGCCTCCTTATAAGGCATTATGGCCTTTGTTTGAAACTGTAGTCAATGCCATACAATCTATAGAGGACTCGGAAAATAAAGAGTGTGGAAAAGTATTTATAAAAGCCGAACGAGATTCAGTTCAACAGATCAATATAGATGGGACTGCAACAAATGCGCCATTTGTAAGTTTTGTTGTAAAAGATAATGGGGCTGGATTTGGTAAGGATAATTATGATTCATTTTGTGAAGCATATTCAACGCTCAAATTAAAAAAAGGGTGTAAAGGTATTGGACGCTTCTTATGGCTAAAAGCCTTTGAGAATGTGCACATTGTTAGTTCTTATAAAGAAAAAGGAACGTGGTTTATTAGGGAATTTGATTTCAATATGAAACGTGAGATTGACCCAGAGGACAATGTTAAAGAAAATCTAGGGGAACATATATGGAATACAGAAGTTAGGCTGGAAAACTGTATTGAAAAATATCAAAGAAAGTTTCCTGTGACTATGGATATCTTGGCGAAGAAAATTATTGAACACTGTTTTTTGTATTTTTTGTCAGCCAGCAAATGCCCACAAATTATCTTGATGGATTCAAATGGAACGGAATTGAATCTGAACAGTATGTTTGAGGAAACATTCAAAGATAATCTGCATTGTGATGAGTTAAATATAAAGAATGAAACATTTCGACTTTACCATATTCAAATGAGAGAGGGGGCTATAAAACATGAGCTTCATCTTTGTGCGAATAGTCGAGAAGTCAAATCAATAAATTTGAGTAAAGATATTCCTAATTTACAGGGGAAAATTGGAGAAGAGCAAACGTTTTATTATCAAGGCTATGTGATAAGTAAATATTTGGATGATCGTGTAACGTTAAACCGAACATCGTTTGAGTTTGAGGGTTCTGATGAGGATCAAACTCTTTTTGATGATGTGTATATCAAAGAGGATGAAATAATAGAGGCATGCAAAGAATATGTTGAAGGTTATTTGCATGATGATTTGGTGGAAATTAACACCAGAAAAAGAGAACAGATAGATGAATATGTTACAAAAGTGAAACCGCAATATAGATACTTACTGAAGTGTAGGCCAGAAGTCTATGATAGTATATCTTCGAATGTAAAAGATGAAGCACTTGATATAGAGCTACATAAAGCATCGCAAAAATGGGAATTGGATATTGCTGAACAGTCAAAGGTCATAGAGGGGAAAATAAAGAGAGGTGAATTTACGGAGAATGATTTTAATAAAATATTTAATGAGTATTGTGGTGCCATTACTGGTATAAGCAAGGCCAGCCTAGCAGAATACGTCATAAGACGTAAGAGCATGCTAGATTTGCTGGAAAAGGCATTGGAGAGCAAAGAGGATGGCAAGTATTTTTCAGAAGCAACGATCCATTCTATTATTTGCCCCATGCAATACACATCTGATGATCTATTCTTTGAAGAAATGAATTTGTGGATTATTGATGATAGGTTGTCATATCACACATATTTAGCTTCAGATAAGAAAATGAAGTCATTGCCAACAATCAATGTTTCATCAGATGACCGTATGGATATTGCAATTTTTGACCAAGCAATGTCATTCTCTGCGGAGAATGATGTGTTGAATTCAATATCTATTATTGAGTTTAAGAAAGCTGGTCGTAATGATATGCAGAAAGATGATACCAATCCAATCAATCAAGTCCTTCGATACGTGAAAGAAATTCGTGATGGGAATGTGAAGAAAGGAAATGGTAGACCCTTTGGAAATGTATCAAATACAGCGTTCTTTTGTTATGTCATTGCAGATTTGACAGAAACAATGAAATTGGCAGCAGAAAATGCGAGTTTGATTAGTACGGCTGATGGTGAAGGGTATTTTGGTTACAACGCCTCTAGAAATGCGTATATAGAGGTGATTTCATACGATAAGCTTATCAAGGATGCCAAGCAACGTAATAATATCTTATTTGATAAATTGTTTAGACCGAACGTGCGAAAAACATTAAATGGACGACTTTTATAAAAAGGGAGTGGTTGGTATGTTAATAATTTGAATTCTTTCCGAACGGTATTTTTAACCGACTTTTTGTTCCCTTTTACTTCCTTTTTTCGCGGGAAAACGTGGTATACTGTTAGCGTGGGTGGTTCGGACATAAGCCGCCCGCATACCTCCTTCATCCATTCCCTCTCAAAAAGCCGTCTCACATGAGGCGGCTTTTTGAGAGGGGGAGACGTAAGTTTTGGCGATTTTTTATAGGTCGTCGGCAGGAGATATAAATTTTATAGGGTATAGAGCGCGGTACTGCGGGAAACGCTCGGAGGACACAGCTGCGGCGGTGTCCTTTTTGCATGCATGGAAAGGAGGTGACGACGTGAAGCTTACACCGAAGCAGATGCGCTTTGTGGATGAATGGTTGATTGATTTTAACGGCAAACAGGCGGCGATTCGTGCAGGATACAGTGCAAAAACGGCTGAAGCTACGGCTGCAAGGTTGTTAAGGAATGTTAAGGTTCAAGCTGAGATCGCACGTCGTCAGAAAGACCTCCAAAAGCGAACGGAGGTATCACAAGATCGCGTTGTCAAAGAGCTCGCACGGATTGCCTTTGCGAATGCGACGGATTATGCACATGTTGAAACGCGGACAGTTGAGAAAAGCGATGGCGCAGAGGCTTCGTCCCAGACGGTTGTGCTCAGAGACACGGCGGAACTCTCTGCTGACCAATGCGCGGCGATTGCAGGAATCAAGCAGGGCGCGAACGGGATTGAGGTCAAGTTGTGCGACAAGATGAAGGCGTTAGAACTGCTTGGGCGGCATATCGGGATATTTCAGGATAAAATTTCTTCTGTTGGCATGGATACCGCGCCGATGACGTTTGTATTTGAGAGAGAGGAGACGGAATGAACGAACGACGGGTGAATGTTGCGGAGCTGATTGCTCCGAGCTTCGACGGACTCTTTTTTGACGTGCAGTGGCACCGCTACACACACTATTGGCTTGCGGGCGGGCGCGGCTCTGCAAAGTCAAGTTTTGCATCGCTCTGTGTGCCGCTCCTCCTTTTACAGCATTCCGACTGTCATGCAGTCGTGCTTCGCAAGGTGGGGAACACGCTGCGCAACAGTGTCTATCATCAGGTAGAGTGGGCAATCGACGCGCTGAAGCTCTCGGGGGCGTT